TATCAACATCCTCCAGTCTTGCCTTTCTATTATTGTTAATCCGTCCGACTTCACTAGCCACCTCATTTTCAAGTGACCGTTGCAAATCCTGTTGACGTTCAAGTTGAGATTGAATATCACCAGCTGCTTTATCACTTCCTTTACTTGCACCACCTTTCACCTTGCTCTGCATCTTGGGAGATTGATGTAGAAGCTTAAGAGACACTCCATCCTCAAAGATCACTTCACTGACATAACCACCTCCCTTGCTGTCATACCATGTCTTGATATCTTTCACAGCAACATTGGTCGTGATTGGTGTTCCTTCAGGCATTGAAAAATCAATACCTTTATGAAATGAAGAAGCCCCTTTAGTTGGGGCTTTTCGTGGACCATAATTAGAACTGATCTTGTAGGAAGTTAAAGGTTTTCCTCCCGCCTGTAATCGAGCCAGATGTTCATTAGAAACTTTCTGACCTGACAATGAGCCACCATATCGGACGTCAAGATGTGGACCAGTACCAATACCGGATTGACCGGAAATACCGACCAAGCGTTTAGTAAGTTTTGCTTGTTTTTCAATTTCCTGCGTCTGCTTTCTTTTAGCTTCAGTTAATTTATCTTCTCGCTCCTGTTGTTCTTCGATGATCTTGAGATTTCTAAGTGCGCTATCAATTTCATCTTTAGACAAAATTGCACTCATTCCTTTAGCTTTTTGCAGTTCTAAAATGGCATTAGCTTGAGCAACAGTGTAACCTTTATCAAGCCAACCTGATTTATAGATTGAATCAATAACGCTATCTTTTTGCTTGGCTTGATAATCTTGCAAAGCCTTAGTTGCCTTTTCTGCTTCAGTAGCAGTATTTCCTAAAGCATCCGCTTGTTTTTGATGCTGAATTGCCGCATTTTGTGCTTCATTACCTCCAAGTTTCACTTCAACTCTTAATAATTTAAGTTTCTCAGCTGATAAACTTGCTTTAGATGCATTGTCATCATACTGCGCAGCCTGTTTTTTCAGATTTTCATATAGATCTGTAGGCAACTTAATTTTATTTAGACGTTCAATGGCTTCTGTATAGCTGATAGTTCCAGTTCTCGCTTCTTGGGAAATTTTTTCAACCTCCCTATTTCCTCGTGCATAGTTCTCGATATCAATTAATGCAGACCCTACAGCACGCGATGATTTCTCTAATGCTTTATTTTGTGCATTAAAAGCAGTAGTTAAATCATTAACTGCTTTAGCCTTATCATTGCCAGTTAATTTTTTTAACTCCTCATCAGCTTTCTCAGCAACTTTAGCTTGTTCAGCAAGCTTTTGCTTTGCCTCCTCTGCCTTATTATTAAAATAAGAATAGGCTGCCGCTAATCCCATTACTCCTAATGTTGCAACTCCAGCCCACCCACCAATTAATCCAAACGCCCCTTTAGCTAGTCTCCCTGCAATTGAAGTTGCAGTATTTAGCTTAATTTGAGCTGCTGTTTGTGCATTTGTAGCAGCAGTTACTGCTGCCTGTGCTTGTGCGTATCGAGTTGCTGCCGCTGTTGCGCCAAATTTAGCTTGGGTTTCTGCATTTGTTGCTCGCACATTCGCGAGATGAGCTTTTGCTGCATTCAAAGCAGCGGTAGCTTCTGCATATTCTGCTTGAGCATTTAATACAGATGCTTGGCGGCTCGCTAAAGTTGAAGCCATTCCCTCTTTAATAGCAGCGCTCTTCATCAAAATTGCACGAGTGATATATCCAATACCAACTACTAAAGCCCCATCAGCAATTAAATCTAAATTACTTGCAAGAGTTTGAACTGATCCAGCTAATACCTGTGCCGCACCACTTCCCTTACCTGCTTCGCCAACAAATTTTGTGATCTCGTTGTTTAGGAGTGTGAGAGACTGCCCGATTGTGATATCTGTTTTAGCAAAAAGAGCATCAACATCAGATTCTACATTTCTAAGCGCTTTTACAATTTCTTGTGAAGTAATTTTTCCTTCAGCTGCTACTGAACGTAATTCACCTACAGTAATACCCATACCTTTAGCAATAGCCTTTGCTAGTGCTGGGGTTTGCTCCATTACAGAATTAAGCTCTTCACCACGTAATGTGCCGCTTGCTAACGCTTGTCCGAATTGAACTAAAGCTGCATCAGCAGCTTCTGCACTTGCACCACTAATTGCTACAGCTTTAGAAACTGTTTCAGTTAAACGTGCTGTGTCATCCATTGTGAGGTTTAAAGTTTTGGCATTATCACTAAAACGCTGGTAGACCTGTAGAACAGAATCCCATGCTGAATAGGTTTTTTGAGCAATTCGGAAAGTGTCTTCCGTAGCTTTATTTAGTTCAACTTGATTATTAGTGACCAACTTAAGGCGGTTTTGTAGTCCAGTATATGTATCCATCTTTGAAATGGCTGAACCTACTGTTAATAAACCAGCCATATACCCTGCTAGTGCACGAGTTGCTACAGACATCCGGTCCATAGATTTCGAGGCGAAATCCCCTTTTTTGGTGATGCTATCCAATTCAACTGATAAGTCTTGTGCAGTGCGTTTCGCACGTTCCGAATCAATAACAATTACTAAGCGAGCTTCTTGAGCCATTTGACTTTCCTCTAGGTAATAAAAAACCGCCATAAACGGCGGCAATAAATCGAGACTTAACTAGGCAATACTTTTTGACTTTTCCAAGATCCATGAAGTTATCTCAGCCCCTAGATCTCCATACATTAATAATTGATAAGCTGATTTTGGCGAATAACGCGTTTCTTTTTCACCAGCTATTCCTGTTTTTGAAAGTTCAATATTTTCCCAATCCTGTATAAGATGAGTTGCGATAATTTTGGCAAACTCTTGGGCTGATAGCATGGCACTCATTCTAAAAATACTTTTTTTGGTACAAAGCATTTTATAGGCCTCACCAAATTCAGGATCAGAAAAAGGCTTAATCCTGAAACATCCAAAAACTTGATCATTTTTCTTAAAAACAAACCATTTGGATTTATCCGTCATATTTGCTTCCAAAATTTCGGTAATAAAAAACCGACCATTGATAGGTCGGTTTTAGGCTTTAATCGCTGCAATGATTTCAGGTAATTTCCAGATTAGAATTGGTATGGAAAACAAAATTAAAAAGGCAATAATTGTCTGCCATAAGCCATACTTTTCAATAGACACTTTCATAAGCTCCACTATTGGTTTAAAATGCTCCATATAGATTTACTTTCCTCTTACTTTCGTCGGTGGGTGGAATGAAAAACCCCAGTAGTTAGCGCTACTGGGGTTTTGTTTTGGGTATTAAAAAACCCACTCAAATGAGTGGGTTCTGTTTAAAAATAATTACTAAGCTGGGCAGTTAAACCAGTTCGGTCGTGCTAGAAATCTTTGTCCATTAGACATGGCTATCACCGAACAGTCTGCATCGATCAACGGCTCATTTTGTAGGTTCCTGAAATCCAACAATCTAGCAATATCTCGTGCTGCTTCATTCGCTTTCACTACTAAGTGTGAGTAATACGCGAACTTCTTCACATCAAGCATTTTTACAGCCAGCAGAACTGGAACGATTTCATCATTTTCTATGATGACTGCTTCAGTAAGTTTGCGAACCAGCTCATAGGCGTCTTTATCAAATAAAGGATCTTGAGGTTTCTTTTCCTCTGGCTTTGCCCTTAAATCCATAACTTCTAAATAATGCTTAGCATCCTCAAAGTGAATAGCTCGTAATTCTCGGTAACTTGCTGAGTATTTAAAGTGGTTTTTTAAACGACTCCACATTTGCACAATCAAATTTTTATTACCTTTTGCTCTTGTATGAACAATGTTATAAAGAATGCCAGCTTGTTCTGGTGAGATAGTTTGTTTTCCATTAAGCAACCACTCCATCACAAGTGAATCGTAAGCTCGGATAACCATCAAGTGGAATTTGGGACTAATCCACATTGCATATGCGTAAACAATTTCCTTAACTACATATGTTCCTCTGTTGTCACCACCATTGACTACTTTTACAGCACTCCTCATATTTGAGGAGTGGTCATTATCTGAACTCTGCAAATTTGCAGAGTGGTCAATTTCATTTATTAACTCTTTAATTTGCTCAGTTCTTAAAAAGTTAGATGGCTGGTGTTTCTTTTCACCACCACTTGCTTTATGAAGGTCACCCAACATAAAACGGCCTTCTTCATCTTGGCGAATGGTAAAATCACCAATAACTAATGGCTTATTATTTGGATTTAAAAAGTTTTGTGTTAAATTAGACATGTTGTCTTTCCTGTAGATTGCGACTTCAATCAAGCCCTGTCCGCCAAGATCACGGGCTTTTTTGTTGTCTATTGATTTCATGCTTTCGCACCTTCAATTTCTTTACGCATATTCTTAATCGCTTGATTAATTACATAATTAACCGGTCTTTCATTTTCCTCTGCTACTTTCTTTAACCATTCATGAAGCTCGTGTTCAATTCGCAAGTTAAACTGCATCTTGCGTTGTGGTTTCGATAACACTCCCATTTTATACTCCTATCAATCGGGTATGATTAAATATAGAATTAATCGGGTAGTATTGTCAATACCCGAATAATAGAATTAATATCTATGTTAAATTTGCGGTATATGGTTTATTTCCATGAGTAAAAATGGTGGTCATCTCACAGTCCAGTACAATCTACGCTGGTCAGAAGAACTGAGAGACAAAATCGCTGACGAAGCTAAGAAAAATACTCGTTCGATGAATCAAGAGATTATTGCTCGTTTAGAACACAGTTTTCGGTCTGAGTCAGCATCAAAACCATTCCTTTCTTTTGATAAAGATACCTCACATCTGGTTATTGGAGATGCTGAGGAGCGTAAACGCCTAGCCCAAATAGCTGCTAAAGCTGTTTTTGATGCTTTAGGACAAAGCCTAGATCAAGATGATGATGAAAAAAAAGCACCCTAGGGTGCTTTTTTACGATAGTAACCAAATAAACCCAATTAACAATATTGCGCCAACCACCACTCCTATTATCCATTCGGATGCTGGATAACCAAGGAGCAAATTATTATCTTTTTGCGGTTCAATAACTTTAGTGGGATACTTAGACTCAGGGTAGCTTGGTTTGATTGATTTAACTGGCCTATTGCTCAATGGTGGAGGAACACCTATATGCTCTTTACTGCGAGCAGTAGATTTTTGCTTCAAAAAGTTATCATTTACCTTTTTTATTTCCTGTTCACTCAAATTTCTCTCTTTTGGGACTACCTCTTCATCATCATTAGGAGACAGAGGGAAGTAAATTTCAACAAAATCTCGAACAGAGATATAGTCACTATTGGGTAGGGCTTTAAGTAACGATAAAAATTTTTTAAACGGCTGTTTTTTATAGGCTCGATTGTAATAAGCCTCTAATTTTTTCTCTAATGTAATAATTGGTCGATTAGCTGTATAAGCCGCCTTATAAGTGTAAGATATACTGCTTAAAGCATTCTTATGCTTGCCCTCTAGTCTTAAGACATTTGCCATATCTTCATGTGGTGAGGAGTCTATAACCAGTGTTTCTGTTTTAGAAAAACCCATCCTACTAGCATGCTTTAAATAGTAATCTTTTTGATGGTTTAAATGTTTCCATGCATCGTCAAAACGCCTTTCTTTAATAGCAATCTGTGCGAGTTTCTTGCTATTAGCGGCATGCCCCAGATAGTCATCCAATATCATATCTATTCAGCCAATCACATTTAATATTCTGTTTAGTCAAGTTAATTCTCTCGAACAACTATTACTTTGTGTTTAGCTTATCTTTGCATGCTGGTGAAGCGAATTTAAGCCCATTGTCCCTTATCATTTTATATCCTCCTCCAAGCGCATAATTAAGCTCAAGAGATGTTGGAGTGAAATTACTTATTTTCCAGTAAGTCCCATCCTGAGAATAGAGTCTATCATTTAATAATTTTACAGACATTACCCTAGCTGTACCTAGGTGGTCTTGGCAAATTACACCCGTCCCATCACTTTCTAGTATTAAAGTCCCAACCAACCGATCAAATTGACCAGTCCAATAACCTGAATTACTAACAGGTGTTGGATGAATATCAAAAAAATTAGCTGTTGTCGCACAACCGGCCATCCCAAAAACCAAACTCAATAAAACAATCTTTTTCATATCAACCACTACAATGTAATACTTAATAAAGTAAGAGCACTCATGGTATGAGTGCTCTTGTTAATTACCAATCGGCATTAATTTTTTGTTGAGTTTTAATCTTTTCAGCCATTTGATCGGATGATTTATTTAATTCATCCATAATTATTTTAGCTGATGGATAGTCTTCAGTAATAGGTCTATTAGTTTCATTATATCGAACTCCACTAATTACCTGCGCTGGTTTATAGTGAGTAAGATTATCGTAACTCACTTTCATTTTCCCATCTTTTGTATCTACACGCACTGTGAAATCCACTCGATCACCAGCCGTAACAGTCATACAATCAGCAAACCCAGAACAACGGTATGGCATATTACCTTTGCCAATAATTGAACCCGTAGTCTTATCCTCATACTGAATTACTGCATTTGCCGAGCGAAAAGCTGTAGCAAACCATTGACGTGCGCCATCATAAATTTGCCCTTGCTTTAATCCATCTATTTGATAAACCTTTTCAAATTTTACAGGTTCTGATGGTTGCTGAGGTGTGGTAGCACACCCAACTAATCCCAAACTCAATAATCCAGTAGCCAATAATTTTTTCATGAATTTCACCGTTTGTTATAAAGTGTACTAACTTTAACAAACTGGTTACTAAATGTCACA